CCGCCAACTCCATACCGGGTAATAGATACATTGAAAGTATCAAGAAGAGAGTTTTTTGCACCATCTTACAAGCAAGACTTTCTTACTAAATATTTTAAACTACAAAACAAGCTAGAAACAGAGTTTGAGTTGTGGGTTGATTGCGAGGCTGGTAATCCCAAAGCATTAAATAAAATGATGGACTACAACAAACATGATGTAATAGGGTTAGAGCAATTATATCTTGAGATAAGGCCATATATGAGAAATCATCCAAATCTAGGAGTGTTACTGGATGATGATGTATGCCCAAACTGCGGATCGTATAATCTTGAAACAACCTCAAGCGTATATTTCACAACAGCCAATAAGTTCCCGGTACTTCGATGCGGAGATTGTAAAACACCATACATAAGACAAAAGAAAAATTCAAATACAGTACAAACCAATTATAGGAGTGTACCTAAATGATTGCCTCACATCGTCTTTTTTTACAAACCATTCCTTGTAAAAAGGTTTAACGAAAGAGGATGACAGCAATACTCGATGATCCACAAGGTAGAGATTGTAATGAAATGGTTGGCACCAAGTGAGGCAAAATTTTAAATAAGGAGAGCAACATGAAATACTGGATAGAATCACTACAAGAAAATGCCTTTGATGTGTTTATTGTAACAATCGTAATCGTATCAATTATCGCATATCATTATTTGCAAAGATGGTATATCAATCAAAAGATGGATGAACTCAAGGATATAATGATGGATATTTATAACGAGGTAATATCGTGATAATGTTTGATATAGCTGAATGGGTAGCAAATGTACTTATACTGGGTATTGGAGTATTCTTTTGGGTACTTGCTATGGGAATGAGTTTTTTAATAATCACAGAACTAATAGAAAAAATTAAACAGTAAGGGGAATGTATGAGAATACCACTTTGGTCGGAGTTAAAAGAACTCAAAAAAAAGGACCAAGATACAGAGACAGAGATACAATGGTTAATAGATTGGAAACATAAAACAGAAAAAAAGATAGAACTAATAGAAAGAATATTGAATCAAGGATTAGAGGGTAAATTGACAAAGAAAAGAATGATAGCCACTATTAAACATATTCTAACTACTTAATATATACCAAAGGAATAAAATGCAGCCACATACCAAACCTTGTGAAATGTGCGGAAAGAATGAGGATGAGTACGAGAGAAAGCGAACAGAGAGAGAAATAAAAAAACGAGAGATGATCGCATTCCTTGTAGGTAGAAGATCAGTACATAATTTCAGCAAAAGAGAAAATGAAGTATTTGATGCTTACTATGATCTAGGGATAAGAGACTTTCAACAAATAGCGGACAATTTTGGAATCAAAGCATATTCAGTAGAGACATACTATGATCGGGCAATGGATAAACTTTTAGAAATGGAATTTGAATTATGATAGATATTCCAATCAAGCATTGGATAAAAATCAAATCATGGAATGAAGTTAAAAAATATAACTTTGGCAAAAGAGGATATGCAGATGGAAATCAAGAGGAACAATATACTGGAATACTTGGTCAAAATGTTATCTGTGATTATTATGGTCAACCTATGGCTAGTGGAGAAGATGGCTTTGATGGTGGAGTCGATCTTTGCCTCAAAGGAAAACGAATAGATGTTAAGACAATGGGAAGGAAAGGCCCAGTAAGAACTGGATACACCAACAACTTCCTAGCCGCCCAAGATGGATACAATACAGATATTTACCTATTCTGCTCAATAAACAAGACTGATTCAATACTCACCATCTGTGGATGGGTAACACAAGAGCAGTTCAAGAATCGTAGAGTATTCCACAAACAAGGATCAATACGAGTAAGAAGAGATGGAACAGCAATCAAAGTCAAATCAGATCTATATGAAATAGATAACGATATGTTAAATGAAATTAGGGTAGATGGCTTAATAAAGTAGATGTGCCGAATTAAAGGAAGATAAAAAACTACACGAGAACATTTAAGATGATTATAGTAGGCTTGATACCGTAGCATGGTTCTCACTACCCTAAACATTAGCATACTGGTGTATGCTGTTTTTTAAAAAGTAGTATACTGGTGTATGCTCTTAAATTTTGTAGTATATCTATATCCAATATAATTAATCACTTATAAAACAATAAACTCGGATTTTGTAGTGGAATCCTTGTATTTATAGAGGCACGTTCAAGCCTCACTCGCAGAGAAAACGACAGATTATAGATTGGAATTATGGCGATAGACAGGAATTGAACTTGTTGTCCGGGCAACTAAATAAATATGAAAGTACAAAACTACAAACCAGATGATCTGATAATGGCAGAGTATAATCCTCGCCAACTCACCAAAGAGCAACACGCTCAACTAAAAGACTCAATACAAAGATTTGGCCTAGTAGATCCCTTGATTGTAAATAAAAACAAAGAAAGAGATAATATACTTGTTGGAGGCCATCAAAGATTAAGGATTGCAAAGGAACTAGGAATCAAAAAAGTTCCATGTGTTGAAGTCGATCTATCCCTAGACCAAGAGAAGGAATTGAATATAAGGCTTAATAAGAATGTTGGTGAATGGGATTATGATTCATTAGCTAATTACTTTGATGTAGATGAGTTGATGGATTGGGGATTTACAGATGATGAATTACAATTCTATGAAGATGAGCCAGAGCAAGGGTTAATAGATGATGATGAGATTCCAGAAGTAGAAGAAGCCATAACAAAGCATGGTGATTTATGGATACTTGGAGATCATAGATTATTATGTGGGGATGCAACAAAGAAAGAAGATGTTGATTTATTGATGGATGGTAACAAAGCTGATATGGTGTTTACTGATCCGCCATATGGAATAGAAGTTGTCGGTGGAAGTAAATCTGTCGGTGGAAAAGGATTTGTGGATGCAAATCAATATAGACCAATAATTGGGGATAGTTCTACTGATACTGCGAAACAAAGTTATTTATTAATAAAAGATTTTGAGAGCATCGTTTTCTGGGGTGGTAATTATATGACAGATTTTCTACCGCCATCAAGAGGTTGGATTGTTTGGGATAAAAAAGAAAAAGATTGGAATGATAATTTTTCCGATTTTGAAATGGCATGGACAAATAAAGATATAAAATCAAATATATATAGGCAGATGTGGATGGGTTTAATTAGAAAAGGTGAAAAGGGAAAAAGAGTTCATCCTACACAAAAACCAATAGCTTTATCAGAATGGTGTTTTGAAAACTATGGTAAACCAAAAACTGTTTTAGATTTATTTCTTGGTTCTGGATCAACTTTAATAGCTTGTGAGAAAACTAATCGCAAATGTTATGGGATGGAACTTGATCCACATTATTGTGATGTAATAGTTAAAAGATGGGAAGAGTTCACAGGCAAGAAAGCAGAAAGGGTTGAGCGTGTCGAAGGCTGATAAACAATCAAAATTCAACCGAATTGACAACTTAAAAGGTAAAGGCTGGAAGAAAGGTCAATCTGGCAATCCTAAAGGTAGACCAAAGAAAGGCGAAGCATGGGCAGATGTAGCCAATGAACTACTGGATTCAAGTGCAATAGATATAACAATGACAACTGGAAGTGGTAAGATAAAGAGATTCAATTTAGAGGCTGATAGATCATTTCGCCATGCTGTAATTGTTGGCCAGATAAGTGCCGCCATGAAAGGCAATGTACAGGCCGCCAAAGAATTAGCAGATAGAACAGAGGGCAAGAGTAGGGAGCGTAGAGAGGTCAGTTATAAGACCGAGCCTATTAAAATTTTAAGTATTGATTGATTGGAACATAGATTCAAAACGAAGAGAGATTGTAAATCATCCAGCCAAGCGAAAGGTTTTGGTGGCTGGGAGAAGGTTTGGAAAATCTCATCTATCTTTGATTTGGTTGCTAACAAAAGAAATCAAATCTGGAGAAAGGCGATGGATTATTACACCAACCTACAGGCAAGGAAAGGCAACCACTTGGAAGTTAATGCGACAACTGTTTAGAGAATATGACTGTCAAATCAATGAATCAGAACTTACTATCAAACTACCAAATGAATCAGAGATTGCAATTAGAGGTGCAGAACAAGAAAACAACCTTCGAGGTGCTGGTCTAGATATGGTTGTTATGGAAGAATACAGCTACATCAAACCTCACGTATGGGATGAAATTATCTATCCTATGTTAACTACTACGGATGGTGAGGCATTCTTTATTGGTACACCAAATGGATATGATCACCTCTATGATGCTTATTTAAGAGGACAAGGTAAGGACAAAGACTGGATGAGTTGGCAGTATACAACAGTAGATGGTGGTTATGTACCACAGGAAGAGATAGAGAAAGCCAAGAGTATGATGGATGAGAGGGCGTTTAAAACAGAGTTCCTTGCATCCTTTGAAACAACAGGGAACAGAGCCGCCTACAATTTTGATCGCAATATTCATGTGAAGAAAGCCGAGCAACTATCAAACAATCTATTCTGGGGAATGGATTTCAATGTTGATTACATGAGTGCTGTACTAGGCTGTGAGTTCTCTGATGGTACGATTCATTACTTTGATGAGATAAGGCAAACCAATTCAAACACAGAAGAGATGGCAAAGGCTAT